TGAGCAGGTCCGCTCGGCCCAGTGGGAGCTTGAGCGAGTGTTACGCAGGATATACGGGCAAGATCAAGGGGTTACGCAACAGTCTCCGATACAGATCAACATTGGCATTACTCGCGATGCTGCACCGCAATTGACGCAAAGCAGCATAACCATCGAGCGGGCCAGCGGAGACAATAGTCAATAGTATCAGTGTGTTATCCTACCTACTTCGTATACTAATCATTATGTCAAATGGACGTAAGTGATTGATGTATAAGGAATCGCACCGCAACAAACGCTCGGGCAAGGAATCCCTTTTTTCTCTGCCAGGGGTGGGGGGGTGGTCGAAGGAAGGGTGGGGCAAGTGGAACAAGTGCCGGTGATATTCCCCTCTCGCAATGCCTGAGTTAAGACTTTGCCACGGTTGCTCGAAAGAATACTGGTGGCCCGGTAGTAGATGGCAGCACGAGGGATGTGCGATTAACAGCCCTGCGATTAACACGGTTGCGATTAACAAGACTGCGAACCGGAGAAGTCGGGAAGCCTACAACGCTTACATGCGGGACTACATGAAACGGAAACGTGCGGGCAAGGATAGTTAGCCCATCTTCTGACCTTGGTAGGTTTATCTCCGGTCGGCTGGTGGTAGATGGATGGGAAGTTGAAGGGGTTAAGCACAACGACTACCCGGTGGGTAGTGTGGTGGATTTGCTAGTTGTTTGTTCTGGGACGTTAAGGCCTGTCGGGAAGTTTGAGAGTTTCAAGGACCCTCCTGAATTGGGTATTTACGGGTTGGGGTGGTCGAAGTGGACTAAGGGTGTTTACGACAATCTGTTAAGTCCTTTGGAGCATATGTTAAGGGCTTTACCCCTACCTCCTGAGTCCTCTGTGGTGTTCTTTTCCGGCACCAACCCCGAGAAGCTGAATCCGTTCTATTCCGCTTACTCCGTTGCGAAGGCGGGATTGTTCCGGGCCGTTCAGGAGATCAACGGGGAAGTCGATTGTAAGGTCTTTATGCTGGCTCCTGGTTTTGTGGATACGAAGATTCACGAGGCTACTAGAGAGGCTGGTGTCCCGAACGCCCGGTTGGAAGCGGGTGGTGGAACGAGCAAAGAGAAAATCTATCAGTGTTTGATGTGGTGTCACAAACAACCAAAAGAGAAGGTAGGGGGGCAATCCATCTATGTTCCTAAATGGCAACCCTAATCCATAAAGAGGCAGTTAAGCGCGTTTGCGACAAACACAATTTAAAGACGGTTGGTTTCTTTAAAGCCCTAAGAAAGCTGGGCGGGTTTACTTTCTCCGGGCGCGGCGTAATCCCTGACGCCTACCGATTGAACCTAGACGATTCTGTTGTTGATGTTTGGGAGATTTGCCACTCAACAACGAATGACGTAGTGAAATACGCCCCGTTGTTTTGGGCTTTGGGGGAAATCGGATGGGAGTTGTTGATCCGCAAGGTTGACCCGCTTTCTTTGAGGGAAACCCAATACACCGGGATTGAGGCGTGGTGGATGTCGATGGGGAAAACTCTGGAGCGGGAAGAATTGGAGTTTGACCGTCAAACCGGCGAATGGACGCCAATGCAGTATTACTCCATTCCCCCGGCGGCAACAGAGCGATTAATTGAAAGACAAAAACAAAGGGTGGGGGGTAGGTCTATTTACGTTCCGGAGTGGGATGAAGCCAGAGATTAGCGTTACGCAGCAAAGAGAATCCAACGATGACGAACCCTACCGCCATTTAGCCGCTGCGGTTCTTGAGTTGGCTTTGCGGGATTTGAAGAACAAGCAGGAACGACGATCCGCCTTAAGGTTTTTGACCCAAGACTCCGAAAGGTCGGCAAGGGAATTGTGGCTGGCTTGGTTGGGGATGGATGACGGGGCGTTTCAAAAGCTTTTACGGCAGAAGGTCCATCAAGGACAAGAGAACAGGCTAGACCTTGAAGCTAGCTAACGTTGTTGGCCGGTTCTTAAAGTCTAAAGTTGACCATGTGTTTACAGTTTCAGGGGGGGCTTCCCTTCACTTAATTCATGGTTGCGTTGACGAAGGAGTAAAGATTGTCTGCCCCCAACATGAACTCTCCGCCGGATACGCGGCTGATGCCTACGCCCGGTTACGAGGGATGGGTTGCGCGATTGCAACAAGCGGCCCTGGGGCAACAAACCTCTTTACCTCAATCGCCTCCAGTTACTACGATTCCGTTCCCGTCCTTTACATCGTCGGCCAAGTTAATCGGGACCGGCTTTCAGGAACTTCTGGAGTAAGGCAGAAGGGCTTTCAGGAGTGCCCTACGATCCCGATGGCTACGCATATTTCAAAGTATGCGGTCACGGTGATGGACCCGGATGATATTGAGCGGAAACTTGAGGCCGCGTGTTTTTTTGCGAGAGATGGGCGTCCCGGCCCGGTAGTTGTGGAGATACCGGACGATGTTCAGAGGGCGGAAGTTTGTCCGCAAGAACCTTTTGAGCCTTTGGGCGGGAGTTCGGACCTAGACCTGCCTGAAAATGTCCGCGAAATTGTCCGGTTAATCCACAAGGCTAAAAAGCCCGTTTTTGTATTCGGTTGGGGGGTTCGTTTAAGCAACTGCATTTCAGAATGTCAGGAGCTTGCCAATGAACTGGAAATCCCGGTGTTACCGACATGGGCGGTTAGGGACGCATTTCCTGATTCTCTTGGGGCGTTTGGCACTCATGGGAATCTCGCTCCGAATCTGGCGATACAGAACGCCGACCTGGTGATTTCCATCGGGTCGCGGCTGGACTCGAAAGCCACTAGCTCGCCCCCTGAGTTGTTCGCCCCTAAAGCTAAAGTCGTGATGGTCGATATTGACTGGCACGAAACTGAAAAAGGTGGCCGACATATCGACCTCAAGATAGTCGGTGACGCAAAACATGTTGTAAACATGCTGTTGAACAACGTCCGAGGGGTAAAGCAGCACGAAGGGTCTTTCCCTGATTTCTCCGAATGGTGGCGAGAGATTGGGATTTTCAAATACGACTACCCTGTTTCCACGACTTACCCCTACAGACTGATGAGCAGACTTTCCGCCGAGACGCGGGAAGATTCAATCATCGTGTCTGACACAGGCTTGACCTTAGCGTGGGCGATGCAGGGCTGGAAGTTCAAGAATGGCCAGAGGTTCATTCACCCTTTTAACAACACTCCGATGGGTTACGGTCTCCCCGGAGCGATTGGAGCGTATTTCGCCACAGGTAAACCCGTAACCCTGCTGACCGGCGACGGCTCGATCATGATGAGCCTTCAAGAGTTAGCTACTGTGAAGAAGCACAACATCCCTTTGAAGATCGTCCTCTTGGACAACAAGGGTCATGGAATGTGCCGGCAGACTCAGAGAATGTGGTTGGGGGGTAAGTATTACTCCACCTCAACTGATGATTTAGCCTTCCCCGACTTCAAGAAAGTCTCGGAAGCCTTCGGTGTGCCGATTGAAGTGATTGAAATCGACCCGAACGAAAGTCTTATCCCTCAAGTTCGTTACGGTAAAGCACTTGACGACCCTGAGTAGAGAAGTAACCCAAAAGTTACTGTGTGAGTCGTTCGGATTTTTCGGAAAGTTGTATTTCCCCTATCAAAAGATGGGGAACGTCGATTCCTTAGACCTTTTCGGGCCGAATGAACTCGTCATTTTCGCGTTCTACTACCACAACCGCACTCGATACCGCCGCGCTCTGGATATTGGAGCGAACTTAGGGCTGCATACCATCCTGATGCGACGTTTAGGGTGGGAAGTGTGGTCATACGAACCCGATCCCTTTCATTACTGGAAGGCGAGAGAACGAGTTGACGCGAATTGCAAGTCAGTCAACGGTCAAGTCCTGAATTTCGCCGTTTCTGACGTTGCCGGTCCAGTGGAATTCGTCCGCGTGCTTGGAAACACGACAGGCTCTCACATCGCCGGCTGCAAGATTCCCTACGGCGACACGGAAAAGTTCGTCGTCCAGTGTGTAAAAGCTGAACCCATCTTCAGAGAGGTTGATTTTGCCAAAATCGACGCTGAAGGCAATGAGGCCAAGATTATCTGTAGCGTTCCACATGAAACCTTCCCGGACGCGATTGTGGAAGTGGGAAGTCCAGATAACGCCCTTAAAATCTTCGACCATCTTTTCAAAAAGAAAAGGATGTGGTCGCAAAAAATCGGCTGGAAAGAAGTCTTGAGACTAGAGGATATGCCCATTCATCATAAAGAGGGTTCTTTGTTTATTGGTAACGAGGAACCTTGGAGAAGCTAGATTACAACCCCTCCGGAAAGGTCGTAACAGACTTCCACCAGGATCACACGTTCATCCGCGGAATCATGGGGCCGGTGGGTTCCTCAAAGACTTCCGCTTGCATCATGGAGTTGTTTCTCAGGGGTTGTGAGCAGAAGGTCACTAGAGGGAACAGGAGGGAATCCAGATGGGTAGTGACTCGGAACACGTTTCCTGAGTTGAAATCTACGACCATCAAGAGTTTCCAGAGTTGGTTCCCTACCGTCCCGATTAAATGGGACTCTCCGATAACGGCGACGATTGACTTCTACATTGATAAAACTAGGGTCGTTCAGGAGTGGATATTTCTCGCTATTGAACGACCTGAGGACGTAGGCAAGATCAGAGGTCTTGAAGTCACAGGCGGTTGGTTAAACGAAGCCTCCGAGATAGATAAGTCTATTTTGGACATGGTGGCTCAGCGGTGTGGAAGGTTCCCGTCCATCAAGAACGGCGGACCTACTTGGTCGGGGGTCATCATGGACACCAACCCTCCTTCAACAGACCACTGGTATTACAAGTTAGCGGAGATCGAAAGACCCAAAGGCTATAAGTTCTTCCGCCAACCCGGAGGGATTTTGAAAGAGGGTGGTGAGTATAAACCCAACCCCGAAGCCGAGAACGTCAAGAACCTCCCCGGTGGGCATGAGTATTACCTAAGACAGGTTCCGGGGAAGAAAGAAGAATGGATCAAAGTCTTTCTAATGGGTCAATACGGGGTTGTGACTTCAGGGAAGGCTGTCTACCCCGAGTATAACGACGAGATTCACTGCAAGCCCGTTAAACCCGTTCCTGGGTTGCCTTTGATACTGGGTTTCGACTTCGGAAGAACCCCTGCGTGTGTCATCACCCAAATGACCCCCCGAGGGCAGTTGTTGGTCTTGGACGAGCTGTGTTCAGTAGATATGGACATTTCGCAGTTCGCTAGGGACGCCCTAAAACCTCATCTAGCCATGTATTACCCCGAATGGTCACGAGCAGGGAATTTCAGGTGTGTCGGAGACCCCGCCGGCGTGAGGAAGTCCGACACCGAATCCAAGACTTGTTTCATGGAACTGGCTGACGCCGGTTTTGTGTGTATGCCCGCGATCACGAACGATCCTCTGGCGCGGACTTCTGCCGTTTCCAAGTTCCTCACGAGAATGACCGGGGGGATGCCGGGGATAGTAATCGACCCCAAAGCCGCTACGTTGAGAAACGGCTTCATAGGGTCTTACTGCTACGAACGAATTCAAGTCACGGGAGAGGGGCGGTTCCGAGACACCCCAATCAAGAACTCCGCTTCTCACCCTCATGATGCTTTGCAATACGTCTGTTTACACGTAACTCAGATTTCTGATTCCTCGTGGACGGGGGCGACACCTAAACCAAGGGTAGCAATGATATGAGCATAGAGGTTTGGCACGAGTTGAAGGCTCTGAAAGCACGAATAGCCGAACTTGAGAAACCTCAAGAACAATGCCCTCTAGTTGAAAGACTGGAAAAACTAGAGGCCCAATACAAAATGATGAACGCCCGAATAAGTCGAAAAAATAATGGCGAAATTCTCCGACAGTGAGCTTGTAGCTCTATTAAATTCCGAGGAATCCCAAGCCGTAGGCTTTTACGGTGGGGAGGTTTCCGAGCAAAGACGGAAGGCCATGCAGTATTACTACGGTCAGCCGTTCGGGAACGAAGTCGAGGGGCGGTCTAAATACGTCTCCCATGACGTTTCGGAAGCTGTCGAGATGGTCATGCCCGCTTTGATGCGGATTTTCTTCGCCGGGGATAAGGTTGTGAGGTTTGAGCCTCAGAATCCTAATGATGAGGAAGCCGCTAAACAAGCTACTGACTACATCAACTACATCATCACCCGACAAAATAACGGGTTTCTCGCTTGTTACCAGTGGTTCAAAGACGCCCTCCTTCAGAAGAACGGGTTTCTGAAAGTCTACTGGGAAGAAAAGGGCGAGATCAAGAAAGAGAATTACGAGGGTCTGACTCAGGATGAATTACAAGTCATTCTGACCAAACCCGGTGTTGAACCCCTTGAATACTCCACCGAAGTAGACCCCGCTACGGGTCAGATTACCTACGACCTGAAAGTCTCGATAGATAACACGATGGGGAAAGTCTGCATCGACCCTGTTCCGCCTGAAGAAGTCCTCGTAGCCCGTGGTTCTACGATAGACATGCAGAAGTCTCCCTTCATCGGCCACCGGATGAGGAAAACCGTCTCCGAGTGGAAGATTCTCGGTTATGACGTTTCCCCGGAAGAAGGGGACTCACAACAGGAATACGACCAAGAGCGTTTGGAGCGCAGGAAGTTTGATGAAGATTTCAACTTCTCCGACGACTCCCAAGACCCCGCTCAGAGGAAAGTCTGGGGGTTGGAGGCTTACGTCAGAGTAGATTACGACGATGACGGTATAGCCGAACTCAGAAAGATTCTGAAGATTGGTAACAAGATTTACGACAACGAGGAAATAGATCGAATTCCTTTTGTCACTCTGACTCCTTACATCATGTCTCACAAGATGTTCGGTATGTCTCTTGCCGATCACCTGATGGACATTCAAGAACTGAAGTCCACCTTCATCCGGCAGATGCTGGACAACCTCTACAACCTGAATAACGGTCGGTGGATGGTTCTGGAGGGGATGGTCAACATTCAGGACGCTTTGAACTCTACTCCGGGTGGAGTGGTTAGAGTTAAGACGTTCGACGCCATGAAACGACTGGACACCCCCCAACTTCCGGGTCAGGCGTGGCAAGTCCTTGAGTGGCTGGACATGGAGAAAGAATCCCGGACGGGACTCTCGAAATACACTCCCGGCCCGAGTGAGAACGTCCTGTCTCGGACTGCCACGGGCGCAAATATACGCAACCAGCGTATATCAGAGCGGATTGAGTTGATAGCACGGGTCTTTGCCGAGACCGGGTTTAGAGACCTGAACTATGCGGTTCTGGAGTTGGTTCAAAAGCATCAGAACAAACCTCAGATGGTCCGCCTTCGGGACAGGTGGGTTCCGATGAACCCCCGCGAGTGGGCCGAGAAATTTGATATGTCCGTCTCCGTGGGTCTTGGAACGGGTTCTAAAGACCAAGTCATCCAATCCATCGGAATGCTCTACGGGATGCAGCTTCAGGCTATCCAAGCCGGTGCTGGGATTGTTCAGCCTGTCAATCTTCATAACACGATAG